GTGATATACTTGAAGCAAAACCACAAATTCTAATGAATAGGGAATTAATGCAATTAGCAGACCCCGATATTAGTGGTAGTATTAAAATGAATATTTTGGATAGATTCGGTGAACCGATTAAACCCTTAAATAAAATTGATTTTCTTAAAATTCTTTTGAAATACAAAGTTGTCAATGCATTTGGTGATATAAATGATTGGTTAAAAATCACATTTGGAAATATCATCACAGATTAAAATTTGGAATTACCAAATTAATTTCGTATCTTTGTACGAACAATAAAAAAGTTATAGAATAAATGCAAGAAGTAGATACTTTATCGAAATACGGACAATCATTCCAAAGTAAAGTTTTATCTGCTCTGATTACAGATGCTAAATTTTTAGATACAGTCGCTGAAATCACTACTCAAAAATTCTTTGAAAGTGAAGCAAATAAGTGGATTGTATCTGAAATTTTAGATTATCATTCAGAGTATAGAAAAGCACCCACATTGGATGTATTCAAAGTTCAATTATCAAAGGTTGATAATGATATTTTGAAGAAAACGGTTGTTGATCAATTAAAACATATATGGACACAAGTTGGGAATGCAGATTTAGAATACATCAAAAGTGAATTCGCTGATTTCTGTATAAACCAAAACTTAAAAGGAGTAATTTTACAATCAGTTGATTTATTAAAGGCAGGTTCTTATGATAAAATCAAAGATTTGGTAGATAAGGCTTTGAAAGTTGGGGTTGAAAACAATTTGGGTCACGATTATATTTTAGATTTTGATGAACGTTCAACTGATGTAAAGAGAGATACTGTCCCAACTGACTGGGCTCCGGTTACCGAACTTATGGATGGTGGATTAGGACCGGGTGAGTTAGGAGTTGTTGTTGCACCATCGGGTGTTGGTAAGACTTGGATTTTAACTGCATTAGGTGCATCCGCTGTAAAACGTGGATTGAGTGTAGTTCATTATACAATGGAATTATCAGAACATTATGTAGGTGCAAGATACGATACTGTCTTTACTCATATTCCATCCGCGGATTTGAAAGAACGAACTGAAGAAGTTAAACACAAAATTGGTTCATTGAAAGGCCAATTACTTATTAAATATTATCCACCAAAAGGTGTAACGGTAAAAAAATTACAAGCACACATTGAGAAGATGATTTCACTGGGTAATAAACCAGATTTGATTATTGTGGATTATGCAGATTTACTTCTTTCACATTCATCCAAAAATGATTCAACTTATGCAGAACAAGGTGGTGTGTATATTGATTTAAGAGGTATGGGTGGTGAATTAGGAATTCCTGTCTGGACTGCATCACAAACCAATCGTTCAGCAATTGATAGTGAGGTTATTGAAGCAGATAAGATTGCTGATTCATATGCAAAGGTAATGAACGCAGATTTTATTATGAGTTGGAGTAGAAAATCCAAAGATAAACTGAATAACACTGCACGTTGTCACATTATGAAAAACAGATTCGGACAAGATGGTATTACATTCCCTTGTAAGATGGATACTAATACGGGATTCATTGAAGTTTATGAAGGAAATACACCAGATGGAATTCTGGCACAAAAAGAATCTGCATCAGGTCAATTAGTTCAAAAACAACTACTACATAAAAAATATGTAGAGAATATGGGGTAATGATAAACTATAACTCTTTTAACAAATTCGTAGAATATGACCAATTAGATTTGGATTATTTTAAGGTCACTCAAAATGTTTTCAGTATAACGGATGTAGATTCTGCTTTAGAAATTATATTCCAATATCACCGAAAGCATGGGTTTCCTCATTATAATATTCCAAAACATAAAAGATTGGATGTATTAAGTGGATTACGAAAATTTGATGAACAAACTTTACTGAAAGATGGAAAAATAGATCAAACAATGCATGGATTATCTCTTGCATGGACTTATTTTCCTCATTGGGTAGAGGTTGAGTGTGGTAATAACAAAATGAAACCAATTGAATATTGGGAGGATGATTCTAAGTTAAAGGAAATTATCCGTAAAACGTGGGATTGGCAAATTAAACATGGTAATGGTTCATTCACTCTAAATCGGTTAAGACAAAACTTTAAGATTTATGGTGGCAATCAATCAGTATCTAACTTTAGACCATCAGCAGCAAAATATATTTATAATACCTACGGAAATGGTGGGGTAGTTTGGGATATGAGTTGTGGATGGGGTGGAAGGTTGATAGGATTCCTCTCCAGTAATTGTAAAAGGTATATTGGAACAGAACCCTCAACTAAAACATTTAATGGATTAGAGAGGTTGAATGCGGAGTTAAACGATGGTAAAGAAGTTCAACTGCATCAGTTGGGTTCTGAAATCTTCAAACCCGATGAAAATTCATTAGATTTATGTTTTACATCACCTCCATATTTTGATACTGAAAAATATTCAGATGAGGAAACCCAATCTTATAAAAAATATCCATCCGAATCCGAATGGACTAATGGGTTTTTAAAAGATACGGTTTCTAATTGTTTTGTAGGATTAAAATCGGGTGGTAAGATGTTGTTAAATATCGCAAATACTCCTAAATACAAGACAATAGAATCTGAAACTATAAGAGTTTCTACTGAAGTTGGGTTCAGGCATATCGATACAATTTATCTGATACTTTCATCAGTTTCGGGTAAAGGTGAGAAATTAGAACCAATCTTTGTATTTCAAAAATAAAACCACTATATCAAAAAATTATTACACCTAAAATAAAAATTGAGTATAATGTAGAACAATGAAAAAGTAGAAAAAAAGTTTAAAAATTTAATTCTGTTTTTCAATATATACCATAGTTATACTCACCAACACAACAAAGTGTTGTAAACAAATGTTTAACTTAATAAAATAAATTTTATGGCAAATTCAAACGAATTATTCGAACAAATGAAAGAATTATTTTCACAATTCGAAACAGAACACAACGGAACAACAAAAGCAGCTAAATCAAGAGCAAGAAAAGCAATTGGTGAGTTGAAAAAATTAGTAACAGAATACAGAAAAGTATCAGTAGAAGAAGCAAAATAAATCAAGAGAGTTATATGAGCATACTATTCACAGAAAGAATACCTTTCAAACCATTCGAATTTCCAGTATATTACACAGAGGGTTGGTTAAAACAAGCCCAAGCGTTTTGGTTGCATACCGAAATATCTATGCAAGGAGATGTTAAAGATTGGAATGAACACTTAACTAAATCCGAAAAACATTTAGTAGGTAATATTCTTTTGGGTTTTGCTCAAACCGAATGTGCCGTTTCTGATTATTGGACTGGTATGGTGACCAAATGGTTTCCAAAACACGAAATTAAACAAATGGCAATGATGTTTGGTTCTCAAGAAACTATTCATGCTACTGCATATTCTTATTTAAACGAAACTTTAGGATTGGATGATTTCTCTGCATTCTTGCACGAACCTGCAACTGCAGAGAAATTCAATCTCTTAACAAACACAACCGCAGATTGGACACCAACTGATTTAAATACAAATCATCTTGCAAGAGTTGAGGTTGCTAGAAGTTTAGCAATATTCTCTGCATTCTCTGAAGGTGTATCACTATATTCATCATTCGCAGTTCTTTACTCATTCCAAATGAGAAATCTTTTAAAAGGTATTGGACAACAAATGAAATGGTCTGTAAGAGATGAATCACTACATAGTAAGATGGGATGTCAATTATTCAGACATATGTGTGAAGAATTTCCTGAATTATTAGAAGAGGCTAAAGATTCAATTTATAAAGCAGCAAAATTAATCATTGAACTGGAACATAATTTCATTGATAAAATGTTTGAATTGGGTGATTTGGAGAATCTTAAAAAAGATGATTTAAAACATTTCATTATACAACGAGTTAATGAAAAATTGGGTGAATTGGGATATAATCCAATTCCCGGTGGTGATGATTATTTTGAATACGATAAGAAAAAGGCAGAAAATTTAGAGTGGTTTTATCACTTAACGGGTGGAACTACCCACACCGATTTCTTCGCAGTTAGACCTACTGATTATTCAAAAGCAGGTGAAGGTGAAGATTGGGGTGATATTTTTTAAACAATAAAACAGGTTACAATGACGGAATTAGAATTTTCCACAGAACCATCAGTAAATTCATTTGATATTTAAATTGATAATGTTATTGGATGGGCAGATGATAAAAACATCTTAAAAAAAGAAAATGCACCAAAACAGATGTTGAAGGTAATTGAGGAGTTAGGGGAAACCGCAGGTGCGATTGCAAAATCAAAAGAATTAGAGATTAAAGATGGTATTGGTGATACATTCGTAACACTAATCATTCTAGCCAAACAATTGGGTTTAGAACCAGTAGATTGTTTACAGGCCGCATGGGATGAAATTAAAGATAGAAAAGGAAAGACCGTTAATGGTGTTTTCGTAAAAGAAGAAAAATAAAATGGCAGTTAAAAACTACGGAGAAGAAATAGGTTGGGAATTAGATGTTGATTTTCCATCATGGGGTAATACGGAGATATATGTAAAAACCATATCGAAAGGATATTTACTACCCGGTGAAAAACCAAAAGATGCATATTGGAGAGTTGCTACAAAAGTTGCTCAAAGATTGAACAAACCACAATTAGCTACAAAGTTTTTTGATTACATTTGGAAAGGATGGTTAAATCTTGCAACACCGGTATTATCAAATACAGGTACTGATAGAGGTTTACCCATTTCTTGTTTTGGTATAGATGTTGCAGATTCAATCTTTGATATTGGTTCAAAGAACTTAGAATTAATGCTACTTGCTAAACATGGTGGTGGAGTTGGTATTGGTATTAACCAAATCAGACCCGCTGGAGCACCTATTACTGGTAATGGAACATCCGATGGTGTAGTTCCTTTTGCTAAAATATACGATTCTACTATTCTTGCAACTAATCAAGGTTCAGTAAGAAGAGGAGCAGCATCAGTAAACTTAAACATTGAACATAAGGATTTTGAAGAATGGTTGGAAATCAGAGAACCGAAAGGTGATGTGAATCGTCAATCACTTAATCTACATCAATGTGCAGTTATTGGTGATAAGTTTATGAGAAAACTACAAGATGGTGATGAAACTGCACGAAGAAAATGGGGTAAATTACTTCAGAAACGTAAAGCAACAGGTGAACCATATATTTTCTTCAAAGGAAACGTAAACAAACAAAACCCAGATTCATATAAACAAAATGGATTAAAGGTGTTTATGACAAATATATGTTCAGAAATTACTTTACATACCGATGAATCACACTCATTTGTATGTTGTTTATCATCACTTAACCTTGCTAAATACGATGAGTGGAAAGATACTGATTTAGTATATACTGCAACATGGTTTTTAGATGGTGTTCTTTCTGAATTCATTCAAAAGGCAAAAGGATTAAGAGGATTTGAAAATTCAGTTCGTTCTGCAGAAAAAGGTAGAGCATTAGGTTTAGGTGTATTAGGATGGCACACTTATTTACAGAAAAATGGTATTCCGTTTGAAGGAATGAGTGCACAATTCGAAACTCGTAAGATTTTCTCTCAATTAAAGATTGAATCTGAACGAGCAAGTAGAGATATGGCAACTGAATATGGCGAACCATTATGGTGTAAAGATACTGGTTTCCGTAATACTCACTTACGTGCAATTGCACCAACGGTTTCAAATTCGAAATTGAGCGGTGATGTATCTGCCGGTATTGAGCCATGGGCTGCAAACGTATTTACCGAACAAACATCAAAAGGAACTTTCATTCGTAGAAATGGCGAATTGGAAAAAGTATTGAAAAAAGTTGGATTGAACACAAAAGAAGTATGGGATAAAATCCTTGCAGATGGTGGTTCTATCCAAGATATCAGCGAATTAGACCAATGGTGTTTCTTAAATGGTAAAGTAGTTAAATGTGATGAAGTTTCAGTTGAAGATTCAGTTAAAACATTTAGAGTAAAGGATGTATTCAAAACATTCAAAGAAATTAATCAATTAGATTTAGTAAGACAAGCAGGAATTAGACAACAATATATTGACCAATCAGTTTCTCTAAACTTAGCATTCCCTGCAACAGCAGAACCTAAGTGGATTAACCAAGTAACTATGGAAGCTTGGAAACAAGGTGTTAAAACCTTATACTATATGAGAACTGAATCAGTATTGAGAGGTGATATAGCAGCAAAAGCAATGGATCCTGAATGTCTATCTTGTGATGGATAAAATAAAAAAAATAAGGAGAACAGAAAATGATTGAAGTAAAAAAATTCTCAGCAGCATGGTGTGGTCCATGTAAAGTGTTGGCACCTATTATGGAAAATGTTAAATCAAAATTTGATAATATTAAATTTGAAAACATTGATGTAGATTCACAATTTGAAATCGCATCCAAATATTCAATCCGTTCCGTTCCAACCGTTATTGTTGAAAAAGATGGAAAAGAGATTGGCAGATTTACAGGAGTTCAATCTGAAATGGCATATGTAAACGCATTAAATGAGTATAGCAAATAGACGTGGTGAAAATCATCCAAAAGCAAAACTTACAAACGAACAAGTTAGAATAATAAGAGAACTCTATTCAAAAGGGTTCTCTACTAACGTTATTGCCAGAAACTTCAAAGTTTCCGTATGGAATATTGAAGAAATAGTGAAACGAAGAACATGGACACACATTTAATTTGGAAATGTGAATTATTTTTCGTATATTTGTAAAATATAAAATAAATTAAAGGTTATGTATTTAGAATATTTTGATAAATTCTATGATATGGCTCCGTATCTTCATATTAATAAAGAAGAATGGAGTTATATTAAAAAAACATTTGATAGAGAAGATGTAAAAGAATCTCTAGCAAGAGTAGCAGCAACATATGAAATTCCATATGCAGATATATCCGAAG